CGTCGTCTGAATCGGAAGACGATCCGTTGTTGTCTTAAAATGGGTACCCAGTAAATGTTTTGGGCACATAGGTTGGTTCGTATACCGGTATCATTGAAAACACTGCTGATCCTGTATTGATGCGAGCCTGTTTTTTCATTATTACTACAGTTTCTACATTGTAGTAGTTGAATTCTTTGTGCATTTCCTGAGACCATCCCCAAAACCCTGATCCATGGTTGGCATCTACGTATCCAGTAAAACAATGAAAATCTTGATGCCAATCCAGCGGATAATCATTCATTAACAATCTCCAGCCAGGTGCCATTTTGGCTCGCCAGGGCCAGGCCAAAATCATTGGTCGATCCCATACATATTCTCCGGCAACCTTTTGAGCCCAAGGAGTTCCATGCAACATTTCTTGCAGCAAATGTCCATACCGCCAGGTGCCTTGAGTGATGCCGGTATGCAGCACAGCATCCAATGGAATAGTCCATCCCAATTGACTTGCTCCGCGTAACCCTAAACATAATCTTGCAGTGTGATTTCTGTGGTCTCCACTGGCAGGTAAATATTCACGCAGATCACCACGTAGATTTTTCCACCATTCGGGAAAATGCACAGCACATGATACTGGCGCAGAAGCCAAATCTGCTTGTTCTGCTCGTTCCCATGTTAGATAGTCGTTTACCACAATGTCCATGTTGTATATAGTGCCAACACTAAAGGAAAAAAATATTCTGAAGGAACTAGACAACGCTGGGCAAAGTCTGTTATACTGCACACTGCACACAAGAGATGCAATAAAAAAAGTCAACAAAGGAATAAATTATGAATAAAACATTCAATGGTGATCAAAAGATCAAACTCACCCAACTCATCAACGAAGGCATGCAAGTGACTCAAGAAATCGAGACTCTAACCGGCGGCCTCAATGACACAGTCAAGGCCATTGCCGAAGAGCTCGAAATTAAACCAGGCGTTTTGAAGAAGGCTATCAAGCTGGCACACAAAGCTGAGTTTGGCAAAGCCAAACAAGATCACGAACTATTAGAAACAATTCTTGAGACTGTGGGCAAAACTCTCTAATGTATTCGGTGTTCCAACATTGGGATCCACTGCAAGTATGTGTGGTAGGCCGAAGTTATCCTCCGGAATTCTATTCATGGATACAAAATGCCAACACGCGACGGCATTTTGAACAGTTGGCAGATGAAACCGAACAAGACTTTCAGTCGCTGATACAGTTACTACAGGGGCAGTTCGGCATTCGGGTCCTGCGTCCCGAAATACCTGACGATTACAGTGGCCTGAACTGCCATGGACGCTGGATCGCCCCACCTGTGACACCCAGAGATTACTTTGTGATGATTCATGACCAGTTGTGGATTCCAAGAATTCCCAACAGTAGTCATGCACACCGAGTGTTTTCTAATCAGTCTGATCTAGACTTGGCTACATTCCAGGCCCGTGACCAAGATCAACATTGGGCCAAATTAGCATGTTATCAAAATATTTTTCAAGATGTTCATGATCAGGGCAATCAATTACAATACACTGATCTTGATGTGGTCTCGGGATGTTTTGTCAGCAGAATTGGCCAAGACTTATACTTTGCCACACAGAGTTATGATGAAGATCAAAGCACGATGTTGGCACGTATCAATCAACAGTTTCCTAATACCCGCAACAAAATTGTCAACGCTGGCGGCCACGGCGATTCCACTTACTGCCCAGTAACGCCAGGCTTGATCATAAGTTTACGTGACGTTCCTACCTACGCGGACACTTTTCCTGGATGGGAGGTGGTGTATCTTCCAGCTTCTAATTATGCCGACACTGCTGAATTTAGATCCAGCATGCGACTCAATCGCGGCCGGTGGAATATACCTGGTTTTGAATCAGATCCCGATCTTGTGCACATGGTAGAACACTACTTTGGGTCTTGGGTGGGCAATGCCAGTGAAACTGTGTTTGATGTCAACATACTGGTAATTGATCAAAAAAATATTGTAGTAAGTTCACACAACGATCAAGTTGAACGTGCTTGCACACGATATGGAATTGAAATGCATGTTTCTACTTTTCGTCATCGGTACTTTTGGGACGCTGGCATACACTGTATAACCAATGATTTGAATCGCCAAGGCAAAATTAACAATTACTTTGTCAGCACCGATAAGTAACAAAGAGTCGCTCACATTACGAGCATGCAACACGGCTTACCGGCCACAAACGGAGGACAATGAGTTATATTGACGCACTTTATGATCGTGAACACGATCGAATCCATGTGGTAGAACGACGCGACAGCAGTCGGGTTTATCGCGAATATCCAGCCAACTACATCTTTTACTACGACGATGCCAGAGGCAAATTCCACTCAATTTATGGCACACCAGTGTCAAGATTCAGCACCAGAAACAACAAAGAGTTTCGCAAAGAAGTTCGGGTACATTCAGGCAAGCAATTGTATGAGAGTGACATCAACCCCATCTTTAGGTGCCTAGAGGACAACTACAAAGGCCAAGACGCTCCTGGTCTGCAAACAGCCTTTTTTGACATTGAAACAGACTTTGATCAAAAGCGAGGATTCTCGCCTGTGGAAGAAGCGTTCAATGCCATCACTGCTATCTCAGTGTACTTGGACTGGCTGGATCAGTTGGTCACACTGGCCATTCCGCCACGACACATGAGCATGGCGACTGCTAGAGAACTGGTAGCAGACTTTGACAACACTTTGATCTTTGAAACTGAAGCAGAAATGCTCAAGGTGTTCCTGGACTTGATTGACGACGCAGATGTGTTGAGTGGATGGAACAGTGAGGGATACGATATTCCCTACACTGTGAACCGAGTGACTCGAATTCTCAGCAAAGACGACACTAGAAAGTTCTGCTTATGGGGGCAGTTGCCCAAAAAACGCATGTTCGAACGGTTTGGCGCTGAACAAGAAACATACGACTTGATTGGTCGTGTGCACCTGGACTACATGCAGTTGTATCGCAAATACACCTATGAAGAACGTCACAGCTACAGTCTGGACGCTATCTTGGAGTATGAAGGCCTAGACGGCAAGACCAAGTTTGAAGGCACCCTGGATCAGTTGTACAATCAAAACTTCAAGAAATTTATTGAATACAACCGCCAAGACGTGAATGGTCTGGCACAGTTGGACAAGAAATTGCGATTCCTGGACCTGGCCAACGAACTGGCACATGCCAACTCGGTACTGCTGCAAACCACCATGGGTGCTGTGGCAGTGACAGAACAGGCCATCATTATAGAAGCACACGAACGTGGCATGGTAGTGCCCAATCGCAAACAGCGCAACGACAGCGAAGACAATCAGGCAGCTGGTGCCTATGTGGCCTATCCCAAGAAGGGGTTGCATGAGTGGGTAGGTTCCGTAGACATCAACAGTCTGTATCCGTCGGTCATTCGGGCCATGAACATGGGTCCAGAGACCATTGTGGGTCAACTGCGACAGACCATTACTGAACGTTATATCCGTGAAAAGATTGCCAAAGGGTCTAGTTTTGCCATGGCCTGGGAAGGTTTGTTTGGCAGTTTCGAATACGAAGCAGTGATGAAGCAGGAGATTGGCACAGAGATCACCATTGACTGGCAAGATGGAACATCGAGCACACACTCAGGTGCTGAAATCTGGAAGTTGATCTTTGAATCAAACCAGCCCTGGATTCTCAGTGCCAATGGTACCATTATCACCTATGAGAAAAAAGGTATTATTCCAGGCCTGTTGGAACGATGGTATGCTGAACGCAAGGATCTGCAGGCCCAGAAAAAAGCCGCAACGGATCCCAAAGAAATTGCGTTCTGGGACAAGCGACAGCTTGTGAAAAAAATTAACTTGAACTCATTATATGGCGCTATTCTTAACCCTGGCTGTAGATTTTTTGACAAGCGTATTGGTCAGTCTACCACTCTTACTGGTCGTGCAATTGCCCGACACATGGACGCATATCTAAACGAGTGTATCACTGGCACCTATGATCACCTGGGCACGTCTATCATCTACGGTGACACTGACTCCTGCTATTTTTCAGCGTGGCCTGTGCTGAAAAAAGAAGTGGAAGCGGGGCACATGGAGTGGTCAGCAGAAACTTGCATTGCCTTGTACGATAGTATTGCTGATCAAGTGAACCAAAGCTTTCCAGCTTTTATGGAACAGGCGTTCCATTGCCCACGTGACATGGGCGCCTTGATCAAAGCTGGTCGAGAAACTGTGGCAGACCGTGGCTTGTTTATTACCAAAAAACGCTATGCTGTCAACGCCATTGACATCGAAGGCAAACGCTATGATGTAGACGGCAAGATGGGCAAGACCAAGGCCACCGGTCTAGACTTGAAACGTTCAGATACTCCCCGAGTTATTCAAGAGTTCTTGTTAGAAATTCTAAATAAACTGCTGGCCGGTGCGCAACGGGACGAACTGATCGAACACATTAGAGAGTTCAAGTATGAGTTTAAAGAGCGTCCGGCCTGGGAAAAAGGCTCGCCCAAGCGGGTCAACAATCTGACCCGGTATGGTGCGGCCGAAGCTGAACAAGGCAAAGCCAACATGCCCGGACATGTGCGAGCAGCCTTAAACTGGAATCAGATGCGTCGGATGAATGGTGACAACTACTCAATGCAGATTGTAGACGGCATGAAAACCATTGTGTGCAAGCTCCGGAGCAATGCCCTGGGCTGGACATCAATTGGCTATCCTACCGACGAGCAACGCTTGCCCACCTGGTTTACTGAACTGCCGTTTGACGATGCCACAATGGAATCCACTGTGGTAGATGGCAAAGTAGATAACCTACTGGGCGTGCTGGACTGGGATCTTGCTTCGGCCACCAACACTGACAATACATTTACAAGTTTATTTTCTTTCCAATGAAACTTAGCGAAATTGTTGCTTATCTAAATCTATTAGACACTTTAGATGTACACAACGAGGCAGTAGAAGCCACTCGTAGATTGGCGGCTGTGTTGCATGTGGTTGCTAATCATGCTGTACAAGTTGACTCTTGTAGTCAAGATCTTGAGCAAAATTTTGACGCGGTAAAACTTGGCCTAGACGATTTTGAATCTACTCTGTCTCGAATAAAACAACGACTTGTTCAACTGCTGCACGAGCAGGAGCCTGCATATCTTGCAGAGAGTTATAGACTGTTTGATCAAGAGATGCGACACGACAGTGCTCAACATATTTTATCTAGGCGGTTAGGCATCAATGATGATTCTCGTTTGGCCCTTCAATACCGGCTAAAGAATCTAACCGATTGGCGGTTACCAGGAATGATCATTGGACCCCGAACAGAAACTTTTATCGAAGACATGGTTCCCATGGATCCATTGTATGTTGTAGACACTCATCAAGACTTGTTGGATCCAGCAGTGAGAAGTTTTACTCCTGAGTATCAACGTAGGTTAAGACAATATGTAGTGAATGATTATGTACCCGGGGCTATTCTTAATGAAATTCCTGGTGGCCAGTTTGGCATAATTTTTGCCTACAATTATTTTAACTATCGGCCCATGGAGGTAATAGGCCGCTACCTTCAAGAAATTGCTAGCAAATTGCGACCTGGTGGCACTTTTATCATGACCTACAACAACTGCGATCGTGCCCACGGCATTGGCCTAACTGAGAGGTCGTGGATGTGCTACACTCCTCAACGACTGATTGTTGCGGCTGCTGAGGCGGGCGGACTTGAGCTGGTGTCAGCCACTGATGAACCAGGTGATCTCAGTTGGATTGAATTTGTTCGCCCTGGCGAAATTGAAACTTTGCGAGGCGGTCAAAGTTTTGCCAAAATAATTGCTATCCCGCAATAAAACCTATATACTGTAACATAAGGAGAATATTATGAAAGACTGTCTTAAAGACTTGGTAGAACACACTTTTGACCTGGGCTGTATTGACCTGGTCAAGATTGTAGGCAACACTGATGCCACTGAAGTTTCAGCTCTGGCTGAAGATTTGAGTGTTGTGGTGCAGG